GGGGCAAGGTAATCCGGACGCCGGCACAGGCGGTGCCGCTGGTGCGGGCGGGACTGGCGGGACTGGCACAACGAATTTTAACGGTGGCGCTGGCGGAGTAGGCGGTGACGGTTTCGGCGATCGTGAAGGTGGCGGCGGTGGAGCTGGTGCTGGCGGTGCTGGCGGCACGACTGCGGTCGGCGTGGCAGGTAGCAAGGGCGCAAATCAGAACGGCGACGCCGGCGGCGTGGGCGGCGGCGGCGGAGCTGGCGGCGCAGCACAAGGCGGCGCGGGTGGCGCTGGCGGGACGGCGGGCCTGGACGCGGGTGGCGATGGTGGCGTCGGCGGCAACGGTACAATATGGGGCGCATCAACCGGAGCGGGCGGAGGCGGCGGCGGAGGCGGCGGCGAGGGCGAAGGTGGCGGTGGTTCCGGCATAGGCGCAACCGGAGGTCAATACGGTGCGGGCGGTGGCGGTGGCGGCGGTCAGGCGGGCCGGGGCGACAACTCCGAGCCCGGCGGTGTTGGTGTTCAGGGCGTTATCGTTATCACCTACGAGCCGGCGGCCCCGAACCTGGCGGGCTCGATCGACCTGGCCCTGGCACCGACTGGCCAGCTCTCGGCGACCGTCCCGATCGCCGGCGAAATTCCTTTGACGCTCACCCCGACCGCCTTTATCGGGAACAGTGGAGTCGGCCCTGATATATGGTTTAAGCAACTCGTGATCTCGGTGCCGGCGTCCGGAAATACTGTAATCGATACGACCGACAAGGGATTAAACGCGTTCGGCGTCCACGTCGCTTGGGGAATAAACACGATCAACCAGGTACGCCAGGACGACTATACATTCGGCCACGGTTTCAGCGACGGGACAAATTTCCGAGCCGTCATGGCTAACGCCGAGCAAGGCGTCTCGAACAATCACCGATCGAGCTCGGACACGGTCTCGATCCTAATTAAAAATCCCGTGAACGACGTCGTCCTGGTCGCCGCGACGATCACGCTCCAGGCGTCGACCGTGACGATCGTCTATTCGATCCAGACCGCCGGCTTTAGGATTAACGTCGAGATTTGGGGCGGCCTCGATGGCGCGGCCGTAGTCGGGGACGTCGGCGCGGACGCCTCGCCGCTGACCGGCCTCGGCCTCTCGCATGGCGATCTATTTCTCGCCATGAGCTCGGGCGACCAGATTCCGGCCTCGGGCGATTTCGCTTTTCAGTCCTACGGATGCTCACACGATAACGGCGTCTCGATCGACCAGTGGAGCCTCCTGTCCTATGCCGGCGATAACGATTTCGATTTCAAAGGCTCGGCCCTGGTCGAGGGAATCCTGGCCGGTCAATACGACGTCGATGTTGCGAGCTGGACGATAACCGTCACCGCGCAATCGGGCGACGGCGTAACCTGGACGGGAACTAACGTCGATCATTTTGCTTATATGATGCTCGATCTCAGGAGGACAGGCGTCGCCGTCGGTGCGTTTCAGAAAACAACCGCCGCCGCGCCAGCGGCTCAAAACCTCCCCGATCTCGGATTTACGCCACAAGGTTATAGCCTGGCCACGGCGAGCGAAATCCTCCAAACCTTTAACGTCGATCGACCTTGTCGCGTTTCGTTCGGCTCGTTCGACGGCGACGGCGCTTTCGGCCTCACCGGCCGCTCGATTATCTCGACCTCGTTAAACCAGGGGAACGTCGACTCGTACTCGTTCGTCGACGACGAAAGCGTTTTAATGACCTCCCAAACCCTCGACGTCGGCGGCGTTCCCGACGCTCGAGCGAAATCGTCCTCGGTTATGAGTTCGACGCCCGAGATCGTTTGGGAACCGAACACGGCGACGGCCGACTGGATCGGTTTTTATGCGCTCGAACAAAAACAAACGAGCGGCGCCCTGGTCGGAATTATTCCCATGATGATCTCACCGACGGCAACGGTTCGAGGGATCGGCGACCTCTCCGGAGCGATCCCGCTCGTCCTCACACCGACCGGCACGATCCGAGGGATCGGCGACCTCGCCGGCGCGATCGCTATGGCTTTCGACGTGGCGGGAAATATTGTCGGTAATGCTCAGATCGCCGGGACGATCCCGCTCACGCTGACGCCCTCGGCAACGATCCAGGCTCGAGGCGACCTCGCCGGCGCCGTGGCTCTGGTCATTACACCGACGGCCACGATCACGGCCACGGGCGAGCTCACCGGAGCCGTCGCGCTTACCATTACACCGACGGGGACAATGCTCGCGAAAGCGGCGGCCGCTGGAACGATTCCGCTCACGCTGACGCCAGCCGGCTCGGTCGTCGGCCTCGGCGCCCTGGCCGGATCGATTGCCCTCGTCCTCGACGCCGCTGGAACGCTCCAGGCGCTCGCTAATATCTCCGGATCGGCGGCCCTCCTATTGACACCGACCGGCACGATCGTCGGCCTGGGCGAGCTCACGGGCTCGGCGGCCCTGATCCTGACGCCGACGGGAACGCTCGAGGCGACAGGCGAGCTAATCGGTTCGCTGACGCTTCTCATTGACGCGACCGGGGCGATCTCGGCCGTCCAGAATCTATCGGGAACGATCCCGCTCACACTGACAGCGACGGGAACGCTCGAGGCACTCGCGGCGATCTCAGGATCGGCGACGATCACGATCACGCCGTCCGGCACCATTCAAGCGACCGGCGGGCTCCTCGGATCGGCGGCGCTGACGTTCACACTCACGGGCGACCTGGTCGGTCTCGGCGAGCTCCTCGGTTCGGCCGATTTAGTCCTGACGCCGACGGGGATTATTGAGGGAGTCGGGACGCTGGCCGGATCAAGCGATCTAGTGATTACGCCAGCCGGCAACCTGGTCGGCCTGGGCGAGCTGGTCGGCTCGAGCGATCTCGTGTTCGATGCGACGGCGATCCTCCAGGGGATGCAAGCTATCTCGGGGACGATCCCGCTCACGATCACCCCGACCGGAACGCTCGAGGGCGTCGGCGCCATGACAGGAACGGCCGCGCTCGTGTTCGACGCGACCGGAAACCTCCAGGCGTTCGGGCCGCTGGCCGGCGTTATCCCGATCACGCTCACGGCGGCCGCCGCGATCCTCGCTCGAGGCGCTCTCGCTGGCTCGCTGACTATGACCTTAACACCGACGGGGACGATCGTCGGCGAGGGAGTCCTGGCTGGTGGCGTCGCGATCGTATTCACGCCGACGGGAACGCTCTCGGGAGGCGGCGGAATCTCCGGAACGGTCGACCTTACAATCGACGCGGCCGGTAACATGATCGCGAAAGCCGTCGCCGCCGGCTCGATCGATATGGCCATAACAGCGGCCGGAAACCTGGGCGGGATTGGCGCTATTTCCGGAACCGCGCAGCTAACAATCAGCGCCGACGGCACTCTCCGAGCGATCGGGGATCTCGCTGGCCTCGCCGAGCTCGCGTTCACTCTGGCCGGTACGATGTTCGACCAGTCGGCGAGACGCATACCAAACTCGTTTCAATCGTTTATGTTATTCTTGCAAAATTCTCGGCAAAATCTCGCAAAGGGAACCGATAACACCAGCCAGGGAGTCGAGGCCGGCGAGATTAACTCGAGCCAGTCGATCACGGCCGGCCGAACAAACTCGGATCAATAGGAGAAAATAATGGCCGCTTGTGATACTGATTTCTCGGGGATTTGCATCGCCCGAAAACGTGGCGATACCGCGCCGGATAAAATAACCGTCCTCGATCCTGAGATCGCAACGCCGACGCCGCTCGACGTGACCGGCTTTTCGTTTCGCATGACCGTCAACACCGAACAAGACCCCGACCCCGTCGGCCCGCCGATCGTCGGCGTCGAGCTCGTAACGATCGCGGGGACGTTAATCGACGCGCCGAATGGCGTGGTCGAGTTTCCCTGGAGCCCAGGCGACGCCGACCAGGTGCCGGACGACTATTTTTACGACATTGAACAAACCGACACGGCCGGCAAAATTCTCACGATTGCAAAAGAGCAATATAAATTCCAGCAAGACGTCTCAAAATAGGAGCGCGAAATGGCGATCATATTCATTAAGGAGGACGGGACGGGCCTGGTCGACGCGAACGTATACGCCGACCTGGCCGACGCCGACCAGTACCTCGAAAACTCCGATCGGAAAACGGCCTGGCGAGCGTTTTCGTCAAAGGAACGCCAGGCGGCTCTCATCCAGGGCGCCGACTACCTCGACCAGACTTATCGCCGCCGCTATAAGGGCGACCGATTCTCGTCGACTCAGCGCCTCGAGTGGCCTCGGAACAATGTCCGCGACGAGCTTAACGTGCTAGTCCCGGCGGACGAGATACCCGAAGAAATCGGGAGCTCCTCGATCGAGTACGCGTTCGAGGCGGCCGCCTCCCCGCTGGCACCGACGCCACAATTCGACGAGAGCGGAAACCAGATAATCAGCCAATTTGAAAAGGTCGACGTCCTCGAGACTCGAGTCGAGTACAATCCGAACACCGTCTCGCCGCGTAGTTTTAAGCCGTTCCCACGCGCCGAGCTGGTGATCCGTCGCTGGCTCCGCCGCCTGGTCGGCGGGCTTACTGTCAGGATTTAGTCATGGCCCTGGAAGATACCGCCCTCGCATTGATCCGGAAATTCGGGGAGGATCGCCTGGTGAGCCTGTTAATCCCGAACACGGCCCCGCCCGATCCGACGAAACCGTGGGAAGTCGATCCGACAGCGACCGAGACCTCGATCACCGTGCCGGCCGTGGTCGTCCCGATCGCGAGGAGCCTGGTCGACGGGAATAGCGTCCAGCAAGGCGACGAAACGATCCTGGTCGCTGGCCTGTCACTCGGGGCGACGATCCCCTCGACCGATAGCAAAATACTCGACGAGGGCCAGGAGAAAAATATTATTTCGTTCGATCGGATTCGACCAGGGAAAACCGATTTCCTTTATAAATTTCAAGTGAGGGCGAGCTAATGGCGAAACCATATAACGCTCGAGAGATCACCAGGCAATTAAATATTGCTCTCGATAAGGATTTCGGCGCGACCGCTTTCGCGATTCTCCGCAACCTGGTCGCCGGCTCGCCAGTCGGAAATCCTGATCTATGGCAAGGGCCGGCCCCGCCTGGTTATGTCGGCGGACATTTCCGCCGGAATTGGCAAGTATCAATCGGCGGCTTTGCCGAGGGCGAGCTCGAGGGCGAGGACAATACCGGCGCGATCACACTGGCCACGGGAAAGGCAAAAATCGACGGCTTTGTCCGATCGGGCGGCGGGGCGAACCTGGTTATCCAGAATAATGTCCCCTACGCTAACAGGCTCGCGCAAGGCTGGAGCCGTCAGGCTCCGGCCGGATGGGTAGACCAACAGATTAACGCGGCCCTCCCGTTCCCTGGTGGCTCTCAGGTGGTGCCATAATGGGCGCCTCGACTAGGACGCCAGCCGAGTTTCGCGACGTCGTCCGGACGGCTTTCGGAACCGCCTGGACGACCGCCGGCGAAAACCTGGATAATGTCGCCTGGGATAACCTGGCCTATCGCCCAGGCACTCGCGACGATTATGTCCTGTTAGGGCTCGCGCACTCGGCCGGAACCTTTGCCAGTCTCGGCGCCGGCGCTAGTATTCAAGTGCGCCGCGTGGCAATATTCGCCGCTCAGATATTCGTCCGGCATAACACCGGACAGGCTCGGGCCGACGCCCTGGCCGAGACCGTCCTGGATTTTTTGGAGTCGGCCCGTTTAAACGGGATCAGAATTTCCGAGATCGGCATGGCCGAGGCTGGCCGAGTCGGTCAATATTTTCAGGTTAATATAAACGCTCAGATCGAGTATGATAGCTTTCGCAGCGTGTGAGGCGCTCAGTTAATTACAGGAGAGTCTTACAATGTCAGATACTAATCGAGTCGGCTTACGCTTTTTTCGCAGCGCCCAACGTACCGCGCCGATTCCGGCCGGCCCTTTCAACCTCGACCAGTTACGTTTCACCGGAACGCCTGGCCTCGCCTTTGTCCCGACGACGATCGTCAGCGAGGAGATACGCCCCGACCGGCAAATTTCCGACCTGATCCTGGTCGGTGCCGAGGCCGGCGGCGATACCGGGATCGAGCTCAGTTACGCGGCTTTCGACGAGCTCATAACTGGCGCAATGTTTAACATCTACACGAACACCGAGAGCAAAACCGGAACCGGCGAGATTACCGCGTTCGGCGCCGGCACGATCAGCGTCGACGTCGGCGGCGACTTCATTGTCGGCCAGATTCTCCGGCTCCAAAAGCTCGCGACTGGTGACGTCGGCGACGGTATATTCGAGATTTCGAGTATCGCCGTAAATGTCCTGACAGTTATCCCGCTTCCTGGCACGGCCACGACAGCGATCGCCGGCACCGAGACGGCGGACGCGGATACGAATCTCGAGGTCTCTGGATTCGTCGCCCAGGCGGTCGGCGATATTAGCTTGACCGTGGCCGGCTCCGACGCTGTTTTTCAGTTTCCGGCTGGAGCTCTCGACGACGCAATGGGGACAGGTATCCCGCTCGCGATCGGTGCCTGGATCAAATTCGCCGAGTTTCCGATCGTGGCGAATAATCTCTGGAACCGTGTCCGAGAGATCGACCTCACGGCCGACACGGTCACAGTCGACGCTCAAACCGGCATGGTGACGGACGCGGCGGCCGCCGAGCTCGTCCAGGCGTTTTACGGTTCACGCGTCGAGAATGGCGCCCAGGCAATCAGCGCCCACCAGTTCGCCGTCGAGCGTCGGTTCGAGGATCACGTACCCCAAACCCGCGAGCTGTTTCTCGGCATGGCATTGAACAATTTTAATATTACCCTGGCGCCCCAGGCGATCGCGGTCGGCTCGCTGACCTGGTTCGGATTTAGTTCGGCCGTCTCGGACGCCGACCCGCTCTATGCTGATCTATACGATAATCTCCCGATCGATGTACTCGCCGAGCAATTCGACGTCTATAACACGTCGAGCGATATTGGCCGGCTCGGCCGTGGAGTCGACGCGATCGATTCCGCCGGCGTGAATTTCGTCCTCGAGGCGACGATCGAGATTAATAACAATCTCAGGCGTCAGCCAGCGGTCGGAGTTTTCGGCGCGGCTGGTATCGGAGTCGGGGAGCTGTCCGTCACCGGAACGCTGTCGACTTATTTCGATAACGACGAGATTCTCCAGATCATCCTAAACAATACAGAGACCAGCCTCGACCTGATTACTCAGGGCGGCGACGGTCGATCTATGGTTTTCGATATGCCGAGGATCAAGTTTTCCGGCGGAGCGCCGGACGTCCCTGGTAAAAATGCCGACGTTACAATTCCCGGCACTTACCAGGCAATTTTATCGCCGGTTTTCGGCTATACCATTTCGACGCAAAACGTATCTTTTGCGAGGTAACAACTAACGGGGCCGAGAGCCCAGGAGCGGACTGTGAGAGTCTTACAGGCTTTTGAAACCAGTAGCAAACTAATCGACGAGGGCCGGACGTGCGAGATCGAATTCGAGGGCAAGGTGATTTGTGTCGTTCAGGTGAGGCCGGCCGACGCTATGCTGAATCCAGATTATCGCCGAGTGATTGCCGAGCTCTCGATCGACGCAACGCGTTTAAACGGCGCGGACGCGATCGACGCTGTCCAGGATCAGGCGTTTTTATATTCGCTTTATGCCCGCTCGGTCGTGACCGGATGGGAGTGGAGCGATCCCGAGGATCGCAAGGCGACGAGCTTGCGGTTCAACGAGAAAAACGCGATCGCACTTTTCAAAAAAGCGCCAAAATTTTTCGAGGCTATCCAGCTCGCGGCTCGACAGTGGTCGCACTACCGCGCAGCTCACGAGGAAAAAGCGACGGGAAACTGACCGACGTCCTCGATCATCAACTCCGAGTCGGGGACGCAAAGGTCGCGGAGTCAATCATCGCCGCCTATAGGGAGCGAGGACTGACGCCGCCCGAGAATATCGAAAACCCGCCGGCGATCCGCCAGGAGTTTCTCGTTTATTGGGAAGCCTATCGCGATCTGATTACCGAGCGCGGCTCGCCTCGAGGCCCGATCCCCGCCCTCTCTGTGATTGCCTACGCGGACGCGTATGGCCTCGATCGTGATTGCTTAAAGCGTATCGTATGGGCCGTCGATCGTGTCCTGACGGATCACTGGAAAGCCCACGACGAGGCGGCCGCGACTAAGCGAAAGGCCGAATCCGCGAGTAAACAAATCGGGAGTTCAAAATGACTGATCGAGTTATCCGCGTCGTCGTCGACTCGAGAGGCGTAACGCAAGGCACCAGGAAAGCGAGGAACGAGCTCCAGAAACTCGACAAGCAAACGAAAGGGCTCTCGACAGGCTTTAAAGCGGCCGCCGCCGGCGTCGCCGCCTTTGCCGGCGCCCTTGCCGTCCGCGAGATTTTCCAGGCCGTCGACGCTTTCCAGGGGCTCCAGAATAGGCTCCGGATCGTGACCGACTCGAGCGAGGAGCTGGCCAGCGTTCAAAAAGAATTATTCGATATTTCCCAGGACACGCGGACAGGATTCGAGGCGATCGCGTCGCTCTATGGATCGGCGGCGATCGCGGCCGACGAGCTCGGCGCGTCGACCGAGGAGCTCCTCCGACTGACGGAAATCTCGGGCAAGGCGCTCGCCATCCAGGGCTCGAGCGCCCAGGAATCGCGGGGCGCATTGCGCCAGCTCTCGCAATCATTCTCGAGCGGCATAGTTCGAGCCGAGGAGTTTAACTCGATCCTCGAGGGCGCGTTCCCGATCGCCCAGGCGGCCGCCCGTGGATTCGGCGAGGCCGGCATTTCAGTCGGCGAGCTGCGAAAACGTGTCACCGAGGGCGAGGTCTCGAGCCGGGAGTTTTTCGACGCGATCCAAAAAGGCGGCGCCGGCATCGACGAGCAATTCGCAAAAACCGAGGTCACGCTCGGCCAGGCCGTGACGACGATCCGGAATTCCTTTTTAAACCTGGTCGGCTCACTCAATAGCACGAGCGGGGCCGGGGCCGGCCTGGCCGGCATACTGATCGGCGTCTCGGACGCGATCGACGACCTCACGCTCGCCCTGACTGGAACACTCCAGCCCGAGGACGAGCTCACCGAAGGAATGAAACAGCTCGCGACCGCCGCCGTGTCCGTCGGCTTTGTTATGAGCGCCCTCGCCGATTCCCTGGTGACGACCGTCCAGACCGCTTTCCAGATTGTCGGCGAAACGATCGGCGCCACGGCGGCCGGTATCGTCGCATTTTTGTCGGCCGATTTCAGCGCGGCCGATCAAATATTTACTGAGCTCGGCGAGAGCAACGCAAAAGCGTTCACTGAGGGATTCGGCGGCCTCGAGGAGCGCCTGACAAAAGACACCGAAAGCGCGATTAATAAACTAACCGAGATTTGGGACGAGGGCAGCCGGGACATAATCGCAGCCGCAACAGGTGGCGGCGGCGGCGACGATCGTCCGATCCTCCCGCCCAATTCGGCCGAGGATTTGCTCGAGGCGAGGGACGCGATTCGCGAGTTCCAGGAGGCGCTCAATATTCAATCCGAGGAGCTCCGGCTCACTAAGGAACACGGCGAAAACGCCGCCCAGGCGATCCGAGAATTCCGCGAGGATTTAGCCCTCGCGACAGCCGAGGGCGAGATATTCGCCGACCTCGTACCGACCGACGAAGTACGCGAGCTCTCCGCCGCGTTCCTCCAGTTTGGCGAGGAAGCCCTGGCCGCGCAGCGAGCACTCCGCGAGGAGATCGAGGCGGCGGAATTAAAGGCGACATTCGACGAACAAATCGAGGCGCTCGAGGAGGAGATTATGCTCCTCGGCGCTAGTAATGAAGTGCTCGCGATTAATGCCGAGGTTCGAGCCCTGGCCGCTGGCGCGACCGCCGAGCAAGCCATGAGAATTCGAGAATTAACCGAGTCACTCCTCGACCAGAAAGGAGAGCTCGACAAGTCGACCGACGTGCTCCAGGACTTTTTCGACGACGCGGCCGACTCCGCTCAGGATACGCTCGGCGGAATCCTTGCCGATCCAATGGCCGAGGGACTCGACGAGCTCCCGTTCGCCTTTGCTCAGACCTTGCAAAAGCTCGCAGCCGACGCGCTCGCCTCCGAGTTGTTCGATATTCTCGGGAGCCTCGCCGGCGGCGGCGGGGGAGGCGGCGGAATCGGTGCCTTTATTGGCGGACTATTCGGCGGAGCCCAGGCCGGCGGCCAGGTCTCGGGCGGCCAGCCCGTCCTCGTCGGCGAGCGCGGGCCGGAGTTATTCACTCCGCCAGGCTCCGGAGCGATCACGCCAAACGTAAACATTAACCAGGCGGCACAGTCGGCGCCGGTCGTAAATATAACGAACGTCACCGATCCGGCCGATATTCCAGCCGGCCTCGCGACCACCGAGGGCGAGGAGGCGGTTATTAATATCATCCAGCGCAACCCCGACGCGGTTCGCAAATTGCTCGGATAGGAGTTTTAAATTATGTTTCATCAAGGCCAGGCGACCGATTATATAGACCTCCTCGTCCAGCTCGAGGAGCTGGCGGTTAATTCACACGTCGACGTGATCGTCCTCAATGTCGGCGGGACAGGCTGGGCGGTCGGCGATCTATTCACAATAAACGGCGGCACGACCGTCGGCGGCCACGCTGCGATCGGCGAGGTATTGACCGAGGCGGCCGGCGTCGCGCTGACTGTCCGGATATTCGCCGGCGGCGCTTACACCGTGAGCCCAGGCGTCGCGGCCACGACGACCGCGATCCTCCCGTCCGTCGGGATTAATCTCACGATCGACGCGACGATCCTGGCGACTGGATGGGCGACCGATCGCTCCCAGGTACTCGTCGCGCCCGAGCGCGAGCTGTTACTCCGAGGCGTGGGCTCCGGAGCCGACGAGATTTTTATCGGCATTGAGACGAAACGGAACGTCGCCGCCGGCGTGTTCTATTGGGAGCTGGCCGGAAATACCGGATTCGATAACGGCGAGGCGTTCGACACTCAGCCAGGCTCGAGCCGCGCCACGCTCACGACCGAGGATTTAACGACGCCATTCAATAACGGAATTATCGATTTTTTTGTCGTGATCGATGGCTTTCATATTAAGATAATCGGCAAGTCCGGCGCGTCCTATACGAACGCCTACCTCGGGTTTATTTTCACCTATGCCACGCCGGCCGAATATCCTTACCCGCTGATTATTATCGGATGCAGTTCGGCGGCGACCCGCAACCAGCCGTTTAACTCGTCGTCGAATTTTTTGTCGGGGATGCACGACCCGCTTAAATTCGCGAACGCCGACGACGGGCCGGCCGCGATCCGCGAGGTCGATGGCCAATGGTATCAAATCGCCCACGCTTTCGCGCAAGGCGCGAGCAAGCTCAAACAGTCCTTTAGAGTTATTTATCCGGCGGGGAGCATCCCGAACAATGACACGGCCGAATTTTCGCTGATCGATCGATTTGATATTTACGCCCAGGCCGACGACCCGAGCGTGATGTTTGGCAACGCGTCCGACACGGCCGCACCGGCTCGGACTCTACAACCCTCGGTCGACAGCGGCGGCGATATAGCGTTTTTATGGCCGACTATGCTTTTTCAAAAAGTACCCTCGCAGCAATTTCTCGGCGAGCTGATCGACGTCTATCCCGTGGTCGTTTTCGGGATCGGTGCCGTGGCCGAGGACACTATGACCGACGCGAATGGCGACGTTTATTTGTTATTTCAAAATTGCAACCGGACGGACGTCTGGACATTTTTCGCCATAAAGAGGACTTTTTAACATGGCCTATCAAACCGGCACGAGTACCTCGATCGAGGATTTAATGCAACAGCTCTCGATCTTCCTGGTGGCGAATGGATGGGTCGAGGATTTCGCCACGCCCGGCGACCCTGGCCTGATCGCTTTTAGTAAAAATACGATTTTCGTCGCGTTCCAATACACCGAGGCAACCGACGGCGGGACGCTGGCCATTTATCAAAATTTCTCGAACGACGACCCGGTCAATGTCTGGCTCTCGACCGGCG